GGCGGCGGACCCGGCGGCCTCGCCGGCCTCGGCGGCGGCCCGAGCGGCCCAGGCGGCCCAGGCGACGGACCCGGCGAGCTCGCCGGCCTCGGCGGCCCCAGCGGCGGCCCAGGCGGCCCGAGCGGCCCAGGCGGCCCGAGCAGCGGCCTCGGCGGCCGCGGCGGCCCGAGCGGCCCAGGCGGAGGACCCGGCGGCCCCGCCGGCCTCGGCGGCGGCCGCGGCGGCCGCGGCGGCCCGAGCGGCCCAGGCGGCGGACCCGGCGACCTCGCCGGCCTCGGCAGTGGCCGCGGCGGCCCGAGCGGCCCAGGCGGCGGCTACGTCCACGATCTCTGGGAGCCCGGCGAGCCGCTCGGCCTGCTCGGTGATGCCCGCGGCCCGCAACCCCGCCGGTGCGAACACACGCACCGCGGTGTCGGCGGCCATGTAGGCCCGCCGCACCTCCACCTGTGGTGTTGCCGTCGTACCCACCAGACGCGGGATGTACGCCACAAGGCACTGACGCTCGGTGTCGCTCATCTCGTCGTTGAGGATCCGCACGTAGGCGGCGATGACCGGCGACGTGCAGGCCGGGTGGTCCGACCAGGGTTCGCCTGCCAAGGCCGAGACCCACTCCATCACGCAGCCCCCAGCCTCAGGGCCTGTGTGGCATCCCCTGTCAAGGCTGAGCGTGTCAAGATCGATCGTGGGCGCTGGAGCCATCATGCAACCTCCCGGGTCGCGAGCCACTCGATCGCCCGGCGAAGCGCCGGCAGCTCGGCGTTGGGTGCGTTGGAGGCCGTGTAGTGCTTACCCGTCGCCGTCACGAGCACGCCGTGCACGGACAAGCCCGCGACACGGCAGCGCTCGAGCAGCTCCGTCCACGCGTCGACGCGCGTGCCTGCCCCCGGCCCCTCGTCGGTGGGTGGTGGAGTCGCCCCGCCGGGGTTCGCGCCCAGCTCAGCGCCGCTCGCCGGAACAGCCGATGCAGCCCCGGAGGAAAGGGGTCCGCCGGTGGGCCCGGCGGGGCGCTCCACGTGATGGGTCGCGAGGCGGTAGCGCTCGTAGCGCCCGGAGTCGTCGCGGCCGAGGTAACGGATGCCGATCGCGTCACCGACCTGTGGGTCCTGGCGCATGATCTCTTCCCAGAGCACCTGGTGGAAGGCGTGCACACCCACCCACGCGCCGCTGGTCGTCTCGATCACGAGCAGCGGATAGTCCTTCGAGTGCTCAGACGAGCGTGTCGAGCGCGCCCGGAGCATCCCGACGACCTCCTCACCCGCAGCCTCGGGCTTCCACGGCTCGCCCTCGGGCATGTCGAGCAGCTCACGCACCGCCGCGATGGGATCGCTCAAGCCGGGCCTCCGGCGAGGTCATCGGGTGGGATCACGCGCGGCACGATCAAGGTCGAGCGCTTCGCCGCCGCATCACCGGTCGCGATGAGCTGGGCACCGATCCGACGTGCCTCTTCCGGCGTGAGGAACCCGACGAACAGCCCAGCGAACGAGGCGATCTTGAAGATGACGACCGGGCGCCCGTCTTCGAGCGCGGCAGGCTCGTAGGCGAACTGCAACGGCAGGGGTTGCGGTGTGAGTGCCGTCGGACCCGCGCCGTTCGGCGTTGGGCTCACGGCCGCACCCCCCTCCACACCGCGAGCGGATGAGCATGCAGCACCGCGCGCGTGGAGTTGCGGTAACCGACCTTCGTGATCACGCGCTCGCGCGCGAGTCGGGCGAAGATCGCGCCGGCGGCGTTCGGGTGATCACCCGGTGGGCCCGCTGCGCGGCGGACATCCTCGGCCGTGAAGTCGCCACCGCGCGAAGCAAGGACCCGGATCGCGTCGACCCAGGCAGCTTTCCACACGTCGTCGGCCAGATCCTCGGCGACGCGCATGCCCGCGAGCTTCAGCTGCTCGGCCACGATGGTCATGTCGGCGACCTCCGCTCGACCGGCATGCGGGCGTGCCGCTCGATACGCGCCAAGACCACGGCCGCAGTCTCAGGATCCGCGGCACGACCCTCGGAGGATCGAATCGTGCGCGACAGCAGCTGGTGGTAGCGGGTGAGGCTGAACCCGAACCGCTTCCTGACGGCTCGGGCCTTCATGGCCACGTGGGCGGGGGCGGTGCGCTCGAAGGTGAGAAGTTCCAGGGGACTCGGCACGCTCGGGACCGGATCCGGGGCGCTATGGGACCCCTGATCCTCACCGAATGAGAGAACGGCAAAGCCCGATCGGCCAAATCGCCCACGCGCCGGATCCCCCAGATCGTCGCGGTGCTCGTGCGTCAGGGATCGCTCGGGTACCGCCTCCTCGAAACCGGAGCGGTCCTTCACGCCGCCCACCGCCGGTGTGAGGTAGTCGAGGATCGCGGCGACGAGATGGAGCTCGTGCGCCGAGATGTTCGCGAGGTGCAGCGCCGGCTGGTCACCGCCACGGGCCAGCTCGATCGTGATGGGCTTGGTGCGCATGGGCCCGTTGACGTCGGCGCCGAAGGCGACGGCTCCGGCCGACGCGGCCTCGACCGACGCTGCAGCGCGCATACACGCCTTAACCACGCGGATCTCGCGGATGCCGTGGGTCACGTGGTGACCTCCATCGTAGTGGTCGCAGGTGCCCCGGGTCTCCCCCCGCTAGCCTCATGCCCGCTGTTCGCGCACTCATCTATCGAGTCCGGGGCACCTGCGACGTCTTGGCCCCGCGCCTGGTACGAACCGTGCTCGCGCACGTCTGACGCGGCGGTGAGGGAGGCAATCAGATCGTGGGCCGCCAGACGGCGCCGCACCTCGGCGGGCGTCATGCGGCGGGCTCCTCGAAGAGATCGGCCAGGGAAGAACCGAGCGCCCGGGCGATTCGTCGAGCAGTCAGGAGACGCGGCTCGAACCTCCCCGCCTCGAGCTTCTGGATGGTGCTCGTAGTCACACCCGACCGACGAGCAAGCTCCTCCTGCGTGATGCTCTGCGACCGCCGGACTTCACGCACACGATTCATCACGCGCAGAATAGTAGGTGTTCGGGACATAGCAAGAACCGCGCGCAGAAAAGTCCGTCAAAAGGCAGGTTGACAAGCAGGGAACTACGCGCACAAACTTATGGGGTCATGATCGAGCCGCGGGTCCAGACAGCCAAAGACATCATCGATGAGCTGACCCGCGACTATAGCGACCGGCTCCGAGCGGCAAGGAAAGCCGCGGGTCTCAGTCAACAGCAGCTCGCCACGGAACTCGACACTTCATACAGCGCCGTCCAGAGTTGGGAGAGCTCAAGGGAGCCGCAGCTACCAAGTGGGCGCAACGTCTTGCGCATCCAGCTGCGGCTCGCGGTTCCCTTGTTGCCAGAGTCACCCGGTACCGTTGGCGACAGCGCTAAGGGCCGTTATCGCAAGGCCATGGACTCTCACCCTGTGATCGTGCCGCGTGGAGCACGTGCCGCCTGAGCCATGGAGTCGAATCGGTGGACTTGAAGGACCTCCGATATCATGGGTTGCGCGTCTTTAGTTCCCGGGGCCCGACGGCAAGCCGACCGACGTTAGCCCTAGTCCCCGAAACGTCCGCTCGCCCGATTGCCCCGGCACACACCCCCGTCGTACAACGTGGCGGGGGTGACGCGATGGGTGACACGGTGGCGCTGCTCGCCGAGTACAGGACGTGGCTGGCGGCCAGCTATGCTGCGCGGACGGTAGAGGGCTACGAGGGCACCATCTGGCGGTTCCTGCGCGCCACCGGGAAGCCCGCCGCTGAGATCACCGAAGCCGACGTTGCGAGCTACATCGAGCGCTATCCCTACCGCTCGGCCGCGAGACGCACCTACTACCAGGGACTCAAGACCTTCTACGACTGGGCGGCCCGCTCCGGGCACGTCTCATCCAACCCGGTCACAGGCATCCGGGCACCGTCGGTCGCGATGAAGGAACCCTCCGCGCTGTCGGCCAAAGAGCTGGCCGCCGTGTTGACGGCAGCCGCCCGGCGGTCATCCGTTCGCGCCGCGGCGCTGTCGTTCTTGTACTTCTCCGGCGCGAGGCTCGACGAGATGCTCCACGTCACCTGGGCCGACATCGGCGAACAGGGGGTACTGCTCCGCAAGACCAAGACCGGCAAGGAGCGCCGGATCCCGTGGTCCGACGGGCTCCGGCAAGCCACGGGAACGCTCCGAGACCACTTCGGCGATCACGAACGGATGCTCCCACGCTCGCACCAGACGGTGTGGTCGTGGGCAAAGACGGCCGGCGAGGAGGCTGGCGTGGCGCAGCGGGTCCACCCGCATCTGTTCCGGTCGACGGCCGCGACGACGATGCTCCGAGGCGGGGCCAGGGTCCATGCCGTGCGAAGCGTCCTCGGTCACGACAACATCCGCACCACGAGCCGCTACCTCGCCGACGACGAGGTGGACCGTGAGCAAGCGGTGGCGGTCCTGTAGACGACGCGAATCCGAACTTGCCCGCGCCGAGCTTCTCGTGGTCGGATACATCCATGGAGCCGACGAGGATCTGCCCGTTCTGCGCCGAGATCGTCAAGGCAGAGGCGGTTGTGTGCCGCTGGTGCGGTCGAGCCCTCGTCGACGAGGTCGCGGCGTCCACGAACGCTCCGACCGCAGCCGTCGCGGTGTGGGCCGGCCTCGGCTTCATCATCGGTGGCACGCTCCTTGCGGCTGCGATCCTCCTCCCCTGGATTCGCTTCGAGGCCGTGTCGTTCACCGCATCCGAGGTACGAGCGATCACCCTGTTCAGCTCCGGGGAGGCATACACCTTCACCGTTGTAGCTGGAGTGGTCTCCGCAGCCGCAGGCGTGGTCGCACTGGTCGGCGCCTACCGAGGACGAGCCCTTTACACGTTGATGCTGTTCATCGGCGGTGGCGTGGCACTGCGCTACGTGATTTGGGCCGGCGACCTCGACACTTTCGCCGACGCAAACATCGGCGACATCGCCGACCGGTTTGAGGTGGCGGCCAGCTGGTCGACCGGGCTCGGCTTCGCACTCGGCGCCGCCGGTGCCGTCGTCGTGGCCGTTACGGGGCTCGCGGGGAGTTGGGCGATGCAGCCCAGACGCAGCAAGCGCCCCCCGAGCCCGTAGGCCCGAGGGGCGCTCTTGCTGCCATTCACCGTCCCACAACCTCGCCGTGTCGTTTCGAAGGGAGAGGCCCCCGATCACTCGGGGGCCTCTCCCTCATTGAGCTTCATCCAGGTCTCTTCGATGTTGCCACAGCCCAGCCCAGCCGGATACCAGTGTCCCCCATTCGGGGGATTCCTTGGCCGTCAGGTATTCGAGCCGCAGGTGATGCCGGCGAGCGAGCAGTTCAGCAGGCGGTCGCCGCCGAGGACGTTCCCCTCGACCAAGATGTTGAACGGCACGTCATAGCCCACGCAGCACCCGGGCCCGTTCTGCTCCTTCGTCCCGCCCTCGGGTCGGCCATCGTCGCGGAAGTTGATCCCGGCCACCATGTTGCCGCCGAGTCGGTTGCCGCGGATGACGCAGGCCGTGGAGGCCGCAGGGCACGAGCTGTTCGTGGTGATCCCACCACCCGGCGACCCCGCCCCTTGCGGCCCGTAGGTCCCGTCGGGCAGGGCGCAAGCGGGACGCGGGTCAGGCCAGTAGGTCGGGGCGCAGTTGTTGAACATCACCGTGTTGTCGAGGACGAGAGCCGGTCCGCGCGAGACCTCGAAGTGAATGCCCTTGCGTGTTTGACCCAGGACCTCGTTGCCCTCGATCGTGACGGCGTGGCACTCCAGATCGCACCAGATGCCGTTGCCGATGTTCCGCTCGACCCGGTTGCCCCTGATGACCACGTCGTGTCCGCGAGCCACCTTGATCGCGGCGGCGCCCTGGCCGACGAACGCCGTGTCCCCGTTGTCATGGATCGAGTTGCCCTCGATCAGCAACGGTCCTCCGTCTTCGAGGCCGCACCCGATGCCGTTCTCGCCGTTGTGGTCCAGCTCGTTGCCGAGCAGGCGAGCACCGCGCCAGCACACGATCGCTGCGTCACCGAATCCCGACACGCGCAGGCCCTGGATGGTGACGTTCACCGCGCCGATGCCTGCGCCCGTCTTCAGCATGATTCCATCGAGCACCGCGCCGACGGCGAAGATGTGGGCGGGACCGACGAGCGACTGACCGGTCTTCGGCCGCAGCGGTGCGGAGATGCCGAAGCTGCCGGAAAGGCACAAGGTCGCACCCGTGGGTGCGGCGGTGATGGCAGCCTGGACGTTCGCGCCCGATGCGACAGCGATACCCACGCACGGACCGGGCGAGGGCGGAGATGGCGAAGGTGACGGGCTGGGTGACGGCGGCGGGGTCGTGGTGGGTGGTGGTGGTGTCGGTGACAGCGAGGCCTCAAGCTCGGCGATCCGGGCCTGAAGCGCTGCGAGCTCGGCGTCGGTCGCGGAGCGTTCGGCCGCAAGCGCCCCGTCGGTCGCGGTGCGGGCGTCACCGACCGTCTCGGCGCCGCTGACCGCGACCACCACGGCGGTGAGCGCCACCGCGGCGGCGAGCGTCACGGCCATGAGCCTCGGCGCCGTCATGGCGCCGCGGCCCACACGAGCGCGCGGTTGATCACGACGTTGAGAGCCGCGACGCCGGCGGCGAGCGCCGCGGAGGTCTCCGGACCGAGGTCGATGTCGAGGAGCTGCTCTGCGCCGACGAGACCGAGGAACGTGGAGACCCCCACCTTCGCGGCCCAGATGAGCGTTTGCGTCCAGCTCGCGGGCGCGATCGTGCTTGCCACGGTGCGGACCTGATCGATCATGGCTGATCCTCCTTGGGTAGCCGAGCCTTCAGCTCGATGAAGTCGTTGATGAGCGGAGCGACCTCCTCGAGGTGGGTGCGCAGGTCGCGCCGCACCTCGTCGACGCCCTCGCCCTGGGCGATGAGCTGCGCCTCGATCGTCTCATTGTGCCGACGGATGCCCGACAGCTCGCGCCCTTGAGCGTCGATGCGCTTGGAGACGTCGTGGACCTGGCCTGCAACCACCTCGAGGAGACGGCCCTGCGCCTCGACCTGCTGAGTCGTTTGGACCCCGTTGGTCGGGCGGAGCTGGCGTGAGGCGTCGCTCGCTTCCCTGCGAGCGCCGCGGGCATAAAGCGTCGAGACGACGGTGCCCGCGAACACGAGCACGGAGCCGACCACCGCGACGATGCCCGCCTCGCTCACCTGTTCCCTCCGGCGCACGGCGGCACCCCGGTGTGCCACGCGCACGTGATGTGGACGTGCCATAGGTGCGTTCCCACCGCCGGCGTGTCGTCGTAGGGCCCGAGGCGCCAGCCGGGGGGGGCGGCCACGACCTCGGCACCGGCGAGCGAGCCGATCACCTGCACCGCGGGCATCAGGTCTTCGCGGGCCATGCGCACCGACCAGTCGGTGACATCGTCGTTGGCGACGCCCGCGGCCGGGTTCTCGGTCTCATCCGTCGCGTCACCCCATGCGTGCATCGACCACCCCCGGCCGCCGATGACGGGTGCCCCGGGGACCGAGCCGTACTGTTTGCAGGCGAACGCCCCGGCGTGGCGGACGCTCGGGAACCGGTGGTGCACGAGCGCCGAGCAGACCTCGGCACGTGCGGTGGCACCGGGAAGGTCAACCACCTTGACTTCTTCGGCGCGCACGGCAACGTCGATAGGAGACCCGCTCGGTGCCGCGAGCTGGAGCAGCTGGCCACCATCGAGCGAGACCAGCAACGAGGGGAGCTCCTCGAGGAGCTCGGCGCGCACCGCCACGCGCCAGTCGCTCCATGCCCCCGGCCCCCGGCGCTTGCGGACGGCGAGGCGTCCCGCGCGCGGGAGCAGCTCCGTGACCTGGACCACGGCGCTCGCACGTGTACGCAGGAGATCTGGCCCCGGAACGTCCCAGGGCTTCTGTGGCATGCGGACCTGGTAGCGGCGCAGGGTGCGCTCACCCACCTCTCGACGGCTCGGGGTTGTGAACGGCGGAACGGACGGATCGGCTAAGGGGGGGTTGCCCAGACGATCCCGATGCCTCGCACCTGGACCCCGAGCTGCACGTCACCCGTGCACTCGAGTGACCAGCCGTCGCCGGCGACGGCCTCGGTGACGTGGGTGTAGCCCTCGACCCGTCTCGCGTTGACCTCGTCGCCGCGCCGGAGCTCCACCGTGCCCTCCCCGGTCGCGACGAGCCCGGTGACGGGGGCACCCGGTGCGATCTCGGCGTAGAGATCGGCGACGTTCATGCCGCGGACCCAGCGACGGAGTACGTGAACGACGGCGTGGTGCCACCGATCGTGGACTTGGACCGCACGAACCGCGCGGCCGGCACGACCGCGCGCACGGTCGCGGCCGTCGTGAAGTTCGACGGCGCCGCCGCGACGTCACCGTAGACGACGCCGTTCGCCCCGATCTTCGCGAGCGTGTACCACACCGATCCGTCGTTGGACCCCTCGACCGTGACGAGGAGCGTCGGCGAGGTACCCGTAGCGGCGGTGACGTCGACGATGAGCGCCATAGACGCCTTGTCGCCCAGCTCGACACCCGATCCGGTCGCCGACGCCGTCTCGGCGCTCGATTGCTTCAGCGTGATGTCGTCGCGGTTCAGGTACCGGTCCAGACCGCTCGAGAAGACTCCCACGTGCTGCTCCCTTCGTTATGCAAGCCTCGTTCCCCAGCCGGCTTCCTCTACCTTTCGCGAGGCCACGACCTCTATGTACGCCTGGGTCGCTCGGGCCCGAGGAGCCGTCGAGGTGACGACTGCCTCGACGAGCGCTTGCGTGGTCCGCCCGATCTCGTTCGCGAAAGTGATGTCGTCGGAGAACTCGATCCACGGGCGGTTGGCAGTGGTCGTCGTCTCGTCTTCGGCCAGGTCTGTCGTCGGTGCAGACCCGAGGTTGAACAGCGCCTGGCGGTTGGTCGTGTGGCTGTTGTGTGACCGGTTGCCGATCTCGACGACGATGCGGTCACCCTCGCTGACCGCGAGGCTCGACAGCGTCGCAGGTGAGACGGCCGCGAGCGGGAACTTCCGGTTGGTGAGCGTCGTGACGGCGAACTCGCTGGACAGCGCCGAGCCATCTGCCGCCAGGAGCGTGCCGATGACGCTCGACCCGTCTTCGGACACGACGCGGATGACGACCTGTGCACGGTAATCGGCGTCGGCGTTCTCCTCGCTCGTGCGGATCTGACCCTTGACGGTCCCGGAGATGGTCTGCGCGGCGAGTCTCGCCGAGATGAGCTGGACCCCCAGCACGTCGATCGGGTTGGTGGCGGAGACCTCGCGGGTGTCCTCTGATACGAGGGGCGTCGAGAACTGCGCGCCGGAGTGCGAGAGCCAACGGCGCACGGCGTCATCGGTGTCGCCCCAGGCTGCGTCGAACCCCGGTGAGATGGGTGGGTCCCCATACCCGAGGACACCCGACCCGGTGGACTCGGGGTAGAACCGCGTCACCATCTACGTCGCCTTGGGTCCGAACTGGATGCTGTTAACCTTGGTGTTCGACCAGGCCGCCGCATCGGTGCCGTCCTCGTCCAGGACCGTCTCCTGATACTCCTCCGTCGTCTGCAGGCCCTTGGTGCCACTCGTTTGCTCCGCACCGCTCGTCTTGTAGACGTGTGCAGCCGTGCGAGAGCCGGGGTCGACCTTCTTCATGCGGGTCTTGAGCACGATGGGGCCGTCGACCGTGTACTCGGCACCCACGTTTTGGAACTGGTAGAGATCGCGGTCACTCGTCGTAGCGGTCTCGACATAGGTCGCGCCGTCGTCCGGTGGCCACTCCTCGACGTGCTCCCAGTTGCCATCGTCGGAAAGCGAGATGGCGTTCGAGAACTCGATCCATGGGTTGAAGGTCGTCCCGGTCTGGGTGTCGGATTCGGAGTCGGCGAGGTCGCCAGAGCTGCCACCGTCGCCGAGGTTCATCCTGGCGTCGTTGGCGTTCGTGCCCGTCTGGTGCTGACGGAACCCGTACTCGACGACGATCCGGTCACCCTCCGATGCGACCACCGACGTCATGGTCGCTGGCGAGAGCGGATCTTGGGGGAACGTCTGGTTCGTCTCGGTGCCCACGGCCCACTCGTCTGTTAGTGAGCCCGTATCACCTGCGTAGAGTGTGCCGCGCACCGTGAGCCCGTCGTGCGACACGACGCGGACGACGAGCTGTGAGCGGGCATCGCGTGCAGCCGATGCCTCCGAGACCTGCATCTGCATCTTGACCGTGCCCGAGACGGTCTGCGCCGCGATCGGCGGGGAGATGAACTGGCCCATCAGCGCGTCCTGGTCCTGCGCCGCGGAGAACCCGCCGTTGTGGGAGATGTCGGAGCCGATCGCGGTGCCGGAGCGATGCGGCGAGAGCACACCTTTGGCGAACGAGACGGCGTTGACGGAGCTGAGCACGTCCCAGAGGGCAGCCGGCGTGACCGTCACCGGCGACCGGTAGCCTGCACCGTTGTCGTTGTCCAGGTAGCCGTCGGTCGGGACGGTGTTCGTCGGGGTCGACCAGCGGGGGAAGTACCAGCGCTGCGCCGAGGCGACGGCCGGGTTCCACTGCTCGGCGTCGCCCTTGGCGACCGGGAACAGACCGAGGACGACCTTGTCGCCGATCCGGGCGTTGTTCCTGCTCCCGGCGACCGAGTAGACGATGAGATCGTCGTATCGGAGGTCATCTGACGTGTCGAAGGCCTCGATCGTCGTCTGACTGCCGCTCTGGGTGTCCACGCCCGAGACGCTCAGCTCCGTCGCGGCAAGTCCATCGAGCCACACCTCGACCAGCGTCGAGGCCCCAACCGTCGCGTGCACCTCGATGAGGTGATAGGCGACCGCAAGGGTCGTCGCCCCGGTTCCGACGACCGAATCGGCGGCGTTGCGAAGCTCGATCTTCCCGAGACTCGTGATCCGCACCCCAAGGGACTGCGTCGCATCGGGATGACGGAGCTTGAACAGCTCGTGGGCCGTGCTCGGGACCTCGACGCGCACAGCGAGGTAGATCTCGGCAGCCGCTCCTCCTGGGAACACCTTCCGACCGCCACCGAGGTCGTTGACCTTGAGCGCGGCCTTCGACCACGGCCCCGCGAGGGTGGTGAAGTCGATGACCGCGCCTATGCCACTGATCCCGACAGCACGTATGAGCTCCGGGCTCGCACCCTCGAAACCCTCGACCGCCAGGACGCTCATTCGTCAGCCTCCAAGATCAAGAACACGCCAAGGTTGGAACCGGGACGTGTCGATCCGACGGCGAAGACCTTGACGAACGCGGTCTCGTTGAGGTCGATGTAGGTGCGGCCGAAACCTGCGTCGCCTTCGATGATCCACGAGGAGTCCTTGTGCGTGCCCGCCTCGATCCGCAAGCGCGTCTCGGTGGTGAACACCGCGATCGAGGTCCCCGCGTCGTCTTCGATGCGGACGTTGATCTGCATCTCCGCACCGCCCGGCGTGCCGTCGTCCGGGTGCGTGGCAGCATCGTGGCGACCGCAGCGAGCGCGGACTCCAACGATGGTGTAGCGCCCATCGGCGGTCCAGCCCTGCGGGTACTGCTTCGCCTCGACGGTGTTCGTGACGTTGAACGGGACGGCGATGCGCTGTGAGCGTCCAGGCTTGACACCTATGGCCGGCGCCCCGGCAGAGCTGTTCCCCGTGAGCGTCGCGGGTATCCAGGCAGACTTCTCACCATCGGAGTTGAACGACCGCACGCGTGCGTAGTAGAAGGGGCCGAGGTCGGTCTTCGGGATACGCAGCCGCGCCCGCTCGCCCTTGACGTAGCGGTCCCGGCGGTAGGACGAGGCGAAGGTCGGCGACGTCGACCAGTCGGCCTGGAAACCCTCGACGTCGACGGAGATCAGGTCGGGGTCGGTGGGATCGTCGGGCCCGACCCATTGCACCGGGACCGAGAGGTTGGCCTTGTCGAAGATCGTGACCGCCGTCGGTGACGGCGGGGCTTCGTTCCCGGGACGCTGCCACGAGGTGTACGCGGTCCAGGCCGAGCGCCGGTTGAACCGGTCGATCGTGCGGACGCGAGCCCGGAACCACCACCTCTTGTTGCGGACCGGGAAGCGCTGGCGAACGAACGTGTCGGCGTCGGCGTCCTTGGCGGGGCGTTTCCCCCCGATCTTGTAGTCGTCACCGATGACCCCGTCTTCGGAGATCTGCACCTGCCACGCGTAGGACGAGACGTCGGTCTCGTCGTCGGCCGGGGTGCCGGGGTAGTCGAAGTTCACGACCTCGTTCCACTGCAGCCGCCCCATCCAGCGAGCGCCGCGGGCCTTCTGGACCTTGTCGAAGTCGAGCACCAGGCCGGTCGGCGCCGGCGGCGTGGGGTCGGCGCCCGTCCAAGGGAGCAGCGGCGAGGTCCACGCCGACCAGTCACCGCGGCAGTCGTGATTGTCGACGCCTCGGACACGCGTCTGCCAGTACCAGGTGCGGGGCCGCGGCAGCTCGCCGGTGATGACGTGCAACCGGTCGTCGTCGTCGACGACGATCCCCGGGTCGGAACAGGCGGCTACGCCTGCCGAGCCCGTCACCTCGAACGTCGTGGTGTTCACGACGGTGACGACGGCGTAGGTGCCGTTGTAGGTCGACGGGTTCTTGCAGTCCTCGACCTTCGTGTTGTCACCCACCGCCAGGCCGTGAGGCTTGCGCGTCACGAAGCGGAAGATCGTCCCCGATGGGTTGGTCGCGGTCTCGAGCCCGACGCGGCGGGCAGGTGCCCGGCGGCGAAGGCGAAGACGCGTGCGGCCGTCCTCGGTCTCCACCGGCACCCCAGCGACGGTCGTCGCGCGGAGCTGCACCTCGTAGCGCGCCACACGCGTTGCGTGACCCTGGTCGTCGGTCGTGACCTCGTTGAACTTGACCTTGCCGGTGAAGCGCAGGTGCGTGCGGGCCTCGGTCGCTTGGAAGCTGAGCACGACGCCCGTGGGGGTCGCCGGCGGGTTGCCGCAGGCGCGCTCGAGCCGCCGGATGGTCTTGCGGTCGACCTTCTCGATCGTGGCACCTGAGCCGGGCCGGACGTAGCGCGCGACGGTCTGGGGATCGCGAGACGTCATGTGGCCGCGTCCAGGACCAGCTCGACGTAGGCCTTGTCGGGGTCCTCGAGCGACACCACACGTTCGACGATCTTGAGCGTGCGGTTGAAGGTCGCGAACTTCTCGGCCACGTTGACCACTACGGTGTCGCCCACCTCGTAGGTGCCCCAGGCGGGCCCGAACTCGTCGTCGAAGCTCACCCGGGCGCGAAACATCCCGCGCTTGCGCTGGCGGAGCGTCTCGTTGGCCTTCGCGGTGACCTCACGCTTGCGGTCGGTGTCGGACAGCTCGACCACCCCGTGCAGGCGGTTGTAGGTGCTGATCGCGGCCCCGTCGGAGACCTCCGCCACGTAGGGGTTGCAGTCGTCGTTGCCGATCGCCGTCACGTAGGACAGGGCCTCGGTCGCGTCTTCTTCCCAGTCCAGGACCACCTCGTTGGTCCCGGTGAACGTGATGCCACTGGAGGCGCCCCGCGTCGGGGACCACGTGTTGAACACCTTGGTGGGGCTGATCTCGTAGTCGAAGCCATCGTCGAAGGCGGCCAGGTCTGAGATCGCGTCGCCGACGTTCGGCCGTTCGTTCGCGCAATAGCCGCGGTCACGCGCCCTCGACGAACCGGTGTGGGCTCCTTGGGTGAACCCGAGCGCGCCGTTGGCCTGGCCTTGGGTGTGGTTGATCAGGTTCCACGCGATCTGATGCTGGTTGGTGTCGGCGTAGATCAGGTCCGACGTCACCAAGCGAGATCGAAGCGCCGAGAAGTAGCCGAGGCCACGTGCCGCCACCGACTCGCGGTCCTGGGAGCTCCCCGACACCGCCCACACGTAACCGCCGAAGATCCTCGTGCCGTCGCGCTCGAGCCGGATCTCACGAGCACCGGGTGTCCACTCGGAATACGAGGTGGTGTCGAACGGGAGGGTCACCTCGATGGCGCCTGGGGAGTTCAGGACCCAGCGGCACTCGAGGTCGCGGAACTTGACGTCGGCGTTGACGACCGTCGTGCCGTCGAGCTGATAGAGCTTCAGGGTGTAGGTGGCCACCTAGCCACCCCGCGTGGCGTATTCGATGTCGAGGTCACGGGCGAACCTGCGGCGCTCGAGCACGACGCTCGTCGAGCGCCTCTGGCGGCGGCCGGCACCTCCGTGGGGATGGGGCCCCTGGTCGTGCTGCGGGCCCCCAGCCCCTGTTGCCAGCAGCGCCAGCAGTGCCTGCTCTTCGATCCGTTGCGCCCGCGCGGCTCTCGCCGCCCGCAGGTGCGCGGCCTCGGTCTGCGCGACCTCAGCGTTGTAGTTCTTGGTTGGGCGCAACGCCGCAGCGAGCTTCTCCTTCAGGAGCTTCATGGCGCCTTCGAAGTAGCCCACCGCCAGGTAGTTCGCGAGGACCTTCTCCTCGGTGTCCGACAGTGGCGCCCCAAGCTCCTCAAGCGAGCCTATGAGCCCCGCGATCTTGCTCTTCTGGCCCGCCGTGATGCCTTGAGCCGTGCTGAAGGCGTCGCTCAGGGCCAGCACCGCGTCGGTCGAGAGGTCATGGCGCTTCGCGAGACGCAGTACGTCAGGCGCGAGGCCAGTGATGACGTCGTCGTAGGTGCTACCTGAGCGCGCAGCCGCACGGTAGGCACCGGCGTTCACCCGGACCTCGGAGCCCTGCTCGGCGAAGTGACGGTTCAGGAACGCCACGTCGGCGGCCAGCGCGCTCTCAGCATCCGCCACGCCATGGATGGCAACCCTGAGCTCGGGAGCTCGCGCCAGATACTCCTCGATCAACGCAAGCTCATCGGTTCGTGGCTCGTTGGAGATCGAACCGAACGCGAAGGCGGCACCGAAGATCCCGAGCGACGCCAAGCGCCCGAACCCGGCGATCCGTCCGAAGCCGCCGATCGGTACAGGGGTGGTCTTCCCGCCACCCGGTACCGGCGCCGGTACGGGCGCCCCCGTCGGGAGCCCACCTGGGACGGGGAAGCTCTTGATCCCGGCCCACTTGAGCAGCCATCCCACGACCCCCGGGAGCTTCGTCGCGGCCTTCCCCATGAGCGTGACGGCGGGTCCGAAGACGCGCAGGAACGGACCCATCACCGCGGTGATGCCCGCGATCTTCAGCGCAAGCTTCTTCGAGCCTTCCGAGAGCCCGTCCCACCAGTCGAGCGCTCGCTCGAAGGCGGGGATCACGTCATCGAGCAAGATCGGGATCAGGCGGTTGCCGACCTCGATGCCAACCTTCTTGAGCCTGTTGAGCGCGAGCGTGAACTGGAACGCCGGACCCTTGGCCTGCTCGGCGAAAGCCTCGGAGGTGCGGCCCGTCGCGGTGCCCATCGCCTCCATCACGCGACTGAGGTTCTTGCCGTCGTTGGCCGCGAGCGCCATGGCGCCTCGGGCAGCTCGGATCTCGGGGAAGAGCTTGAGCCACTCGTCCTTGTCATCACCGACGGTCCCCGAGAGCTTCGCAATCAGCCCGTCGAGCCCCTCGGCCTCCAGCGCGGCCTGGCCCGAGTTGTAGCCGAAGTCCTTGAGGGTGTCGGACATATCCTCCGAGGGCTTCAGGAGCGACCGCATCACGTTGTTCAGCGACGTCGCCGCCTCAGCCGCCGAGATGCCCGACAGGGTCATCGCCGCCTGCGCGCCGACGACCTGCTCGAGCGGCACGCCGAGCTGCGACGCAGCACCGACGTAATCACCGAGGCTCGACGCGAGCTCCTCGAAGGTCAGGACACCTTTGTCCACCCCTGTGAACAGCACGTCGGAGACGTGGGCGGCATCCTCGGCCGCCAGGCCGTAGGCGTTCATGATCGCCGTGATCGCCTTGGCCGAGGTCCCCGTGTCCGTCATCCCGGCCGACGCTGCCCGGGCCGACGCCTCGAGCACCTTCAACCCCTCGGCGCCTTGGAACCCCGACGACGCGATGTCGTACATGCCGTCGGCGAGGGTCTTCGCATCCTGCGGGAACCGGGTCGAGAGCTCGAGCACCTGATCGGAGAACTTCGCAAGCTCGCGCTCCGACACACCCATGATCGAGTTGACGTTCCGCATCGACTGGTCGAAGTCGGTCGCGAGCTTGGTCGCCGCGACACCGGCGCCGACGATCGGCAGGGTCACCCACCGGGTCATCGACCGACCCACGCTGGTCATGCCCGCACCCACGGTCTGGATGGCACCACCGAGACGGCCGAGACCCGACTGGGTCGTGCGTGCAGTCGCAGAAAGCTGCTTCAGCGCAGCCTGGGCCGAGCGGGAGTCACCGACGACGATGACCTGGACGTTCTTGGTGGCCACCCGTTTCACCTCCCAGGGCGGCCGTCATCACCCCCCTGAACACCTCGAACTCGGCGTAGGTGAGCGCCGCGACGTCGCCCGGCGACCACCCGTAGAACCGGCAAAGCTCCGCCACCTGGATCAGGTGACGAAGCTCATCGGGTTTGGGGACCCATCACCCTCCCCGTCGGCCAACAGCGGCAGCTCGTCGGGCACCATCTGCATGGCGTTGATGTCTCCGGCGGCCTTGCGGGCCTTCGCGCGCGGCAAGCCCTGGCGCCGGTAGCCGAGATAGGCGAGCGGCTCGAGCACGTCGATCGTCAGGACGCCGCTGGCGTGGAAGACCGGGATGAGATCGACCCCGAACACCTCCCGCACCTCGCGAAGCTCTCCGATCGTGCAGGTCATCGGGTGGGGCACCTCGAGGGTCTCTACTGCCGTCGCTTCCTCGTCGTCCGTCGCTTCCTCGTCGGTCGTCGTCATCGCTCCCGCTGTCCCCTCAGTCGGTGAAACCGCTCTTGATGAACAACCGCTCGAGCAGCCGCTCCACCCTGGGCGAAACGAGGCGCGCCGACTCATCAGCCGCCGGATAGACGTAGCGCCCCTCGGGGCGGAACTCGCGCCGAATCAGGTGCGCCACCGTATGCGTGTGCCTCGAACCCTGGTGACGGATCGTGCCCCCGAAGTCGAGCCACCCGTAGTAAGGGACGCGTGCACCACCCGCCCGCACGCCGGCCCCGCGCTGCGTGGAGAACGTGCGGATCGACGAAGCCGCGGCGCCGGTCGAGGCGGTTGAGACGTCGGCGCGGAGCTTGTTCTGCGCGAGGTCGCGCACACCGCCCGCGACATCACCCAGCTCCGCGGTGAGTTCCGCGGGGAGCTTGGCGTCCACCGCGCCGAGCGCCAGACGCAGCTCGCGCAGCCCAACGACCTTGACGCCGGCGGGCATCTAGTCGGTCGTGTCGGTCGTGGTCCAGACCATCGTGACCGGCTCGGTCGCCGCCGGCGCCATCACCTTGAATCGCAGCGGCTGCCGGATCTCCTCGGGCCCATCGACGGTCGGCGTGTCGCCATCGGTCCGGATATTCGCCGTCAGCTGCAGCTTGTTGGCGATCGCGCCCTCGATGATCGAGCCGGTGAAGGTGAGCACGAGCGCCGCCATCGTGCCGTTCACGAAGCGGTTGTACGCGGTCATGGAGGTCCAGTCCGCATCGAGCGTCCCGGTCCCGTCGCGGAGGGCGGGCTCCGGCACGTCGCGGCGGAGCTTGGAGCCGAAGGCGTAGTCGTCTTCGTTCATGCGGTTGTCGAGGTCGAACGTGGCCTCTCGCACTGGCGTCGACACGGCGGCGACGGTGACCGCACCCTCGACGAAACTGAACGTCTCCAGCGTGGTCGGGTAGGTCGCGGCGACGAGCCCGGTCGCGGTGTCCTCGTCTCGGCCGATGACGTCGAAGGTAGTCATGGCCAGCTCACCGACGCGGCAGCTCAGGTGGAACCCGTTGACCTTGCAGCCGAGGTAGCTGAAGGCCTGCACGGTCTGGTCACGGAGCTCCCTGCCCACCTGGACCGTGAGCGAGTCCCCCACGAGGTCACCGAGCGTGTAGGTGTGATCGCGGCTGATCGTGCCACCGCCAGGCGTCGTGATGACCGACGTGCCGAAGGCCGCCTTGAACAATCCACCCATGCCCTTGGACTGCAGCTCACAATCGACGGTGCCTGCGACGTTGGTCCGGCCTGCCTTCCAGCGGAGCTCGGACTCTACGCGCTGCCCCGCGCGCCAGCCCTGGGAGCTGATCCGCTCCCGTTCGGTGGTGAGCGTCTCGCGGATGAACTCGACGAACTTGTCGGGTGCGATGTAAGTGCCGAAGGTGGTTTCGGCCTTGTAGCCGAGCTGGGACTTCGCGGTCATCGCTCAGCGTCCTCCTTGGCCGACCGAGCGGCCTTCGTCCATCCCTGCGCGAGCAGCTGCTCGGCCTGGGTCTTGTCGTCGACCTCGACCGGCACCCCGCGTGACGCCGTGAGGTTGCCGAAGGCAGGCACGACCACCTCGTCGTGCGGTCCCGGATAGATCAGCTTCACCTCTGCCTCCTTCACTCCAGTCGCGCGCTGCACTCGATGCCGACGAGCACCGCCGCGTCGGCGCCGCTCTCACGAGGCCCACAGTCGGCACCCTTGATCGGGCCGACCTTGGCCCACTGCAACGAGGGCCCGAGGTCGAGCTGGGGCTGGTCGGCGAGCGTGTCCTCCACCTCGGCCAGTAGAGCGAAAGCCTCCGCCTCCGCCTCCTCGGGACCGCCGCCGGGCTTCCAGACGTAGATGTATAGGTCGAGCTCGAACGTCTCGACACGAGGCTTCCGCCCCGAGCGGATCGCCGCGATGTCGTGACGACCGGTCGTCTCGCCGAGCCACAGGGCGCTTCGCTCGAGGCGCGTGGCGGGCTGGGAATACGAGACCTGCATGCCCGCGAACGCGGCGGCGTCCCTGAACCGCTCAAGCAGGCGCGCCTTCACCGCGGGGATCATCGAGGCCACGGCGGCGGGTGGGCTCACCTCACCACCACCGCGGAGCCACGGCGGGTGCGGAGCACCTGGTCGACAGACGGCAGCCCGGTCGGACGATCGGGCCCCGCGATCGAGAGGTTGAAGGTACCCTCGCCTGTCGTCATCGAGAGCGACCGCTCTGACACGCCGCTGATGCTTCTCCGCACGCGGTCCGCGATCGCCTCCACGGCTGCGTCGCGGAGCTCCCCGTCGGGCTCGTCGTCGCCGTGGACGTAGCTGATCGCGACGTTGGACTCCCCGAGCGCGAAGCCGCCCTCGTAGCTGAGGCGGCCGCTCCGCTCGAGGTCGAGATCCGCAACGGTGAGAGCGGTGGCGCCGATGCTCACGGCCAGGAGACGTCGTGCGGGGCGGCGTTCCAGCTGCAAGATGGTCCCACCATCGCCGGAGTGGATCTCCCGCTCATACCGGAGCACGAACGCACGCTTGCAGAATCGCTCCGCGAGGTCCTCGAACCAGCGCCGTGCATCGACGAGGCGCGCATCAGGGAACCGCGCCAGGTCCTCCAGGCCCTCCTGGGCACGAAGCGCCTGGAGGTCGCAGTAGAACGCGCCGACGATCTCGTGATAGGTCACGAAGCTGTGGGCGACGCCGCTGAGGGTGACCGACCACGTCGCCGTATAGCGCTCGACCTCCGCGACGTCGGGCTGCGCCGGCGTCCACCGATAGAGACCGGTCGTCGATGCAGGCTTGGTCGTGGCCGCAGCCGTCGCGACCGCGGCGCCATTGGCGCGCACGACCGTCACGGTGGGCAGCGAGTCGGCGTCGGTCTCCTTCGCGTCGACGTAGATCGTGAGCTCGAAGGCCTCGCGCACACCGCGCAGGACCCGCGCCCCGCCGGCGCGCCCCTCGATCACGACGTCGCCGCAGCCTTCGACTTCGCCGAGGTCTTACGAGCGGGCGTCTGAGCCGCGACGCCGTCGACCTCACGGGCGCCCTTGGGCACCGCCTTAGCGTCGGCGCGCTCGAGGTGTCCGTAGCGGCGGGTGAGCTCGTCGGCCCGGGCGGCAGAGACCTCGATCTCCTCGCCGGGCATCATCAGGAACCCCACGTTCACCCGGCGTGCACCGGTGTTGAGCTTGAGCTTCACACCCACGGCGATCCCTTCCTTCCGACTCGAGCGATGCCCCGAACCCCTCGCAGGACCGAGGAGGGGCTCCCGACCTGCGAGGAGGTCCGAGGTATCGGCGCCTTGGGACTATCAGGCGATGTTGAACAAGATCGCGGTGTCCTCGTTCGCCGCGGCGTCTCCCACGTGCTGGAAGTCCTCCCGCATGAAGGCGACGACCACCCGCTGGAACGACTCGCGGTAGATCGAGTCGTCGACCTCGACGTCCATCGCCATCCGCTGCCCGATCGCCCACTCCGAGCGGTTCACGATCAGCAGGTAGCCCCTGTTGACCGTGACCGCGTCGTGGACACCCACGGCGTTCAGGTCCTCACGGCCGTACTCCGACGCGATGATCGGCGTGCCGTCGATCGCACCCAGCTGACCGTTGAGGATGGTCGCTTGCGGCCCGAACACGTCGAGCGTCTTGACCTCCGCGAGGTCGAGCAGCTGGTAGTAGGTCCGCACGCCGCAGATGATCGCGAGGTCGGCCGGGTTCAAGCCCCACTTGACCATCTTCTTCCGCGTCGAGCGGAGCAGCGCGAGCGTGACCGCGACGTTCACCGCGTCGGTGGACGTCTGGGCCAGGGCCTTCTTGCGGAGACCGTCCCACGCCCACGAGAAGTGGGTCGAGCCGGCCGTGTTGGTGTCCGAGTCCTGGTGCGTGCCGTCGGCGTCACCGTCCAAGATCGCCTTCTCCTCGGCGTCGATGAACGCTCTGACGATCTTGTTCCGCACGTAGGGCAGGACCGCGATCGCGGAGTCGGCGTCGAGCGAGCGGCTGAACAGCACCCGGCCGCCCATGATCTCGGCGTCGAACTGCGTCTTCTTGGTGCCCGGGGTCGATGCGGTCACCTTGGTCGCGGCGTCCGCCGTCGGTTCGGCCACGCGGTACGCGGTGGCGTCCGCGCCTTCGATGGGCATCTCCCACGGGTTGGTCGGCGTGTTGATCTTCGCGAACAGGGGCGCGACCTTGCCGGCCGCGCGCACCTTCTCGTGGAGCTCCGAGCCGAGCCCGGTCGGGATGTACTCGATGCCCTCCGCCGTGGTCTCGGCGTCCATCGCACGCATGACCTCGTCGTAGCGCCGGCGCATCTGCTTCACGCCCTTGGCCGCTTCGAAGGCCGACCTCGCGGTCTTGGCCTCCTTGTCGACCATCAGTCCCACCAAGATCATGTCCGTCACCGTGGACTGGAACCGCCGGATCTTCGCCTGGTCCTCAGGCACGAACTCGTCGATCCGAGGTGCCACGACCTCTTCATCGTCTTGGTTTCGAGCACGGAGCGCCTCGACCGGGTTCCGCGCCCCGTAGGGACTCGGGTTCCACACGCCCGAGCGGGAGATGGTCCCCGCCGCAACGTCGCCAGCCGACGCCCACAAGAGCTCGTCGAGGGAACGGCGTGCGGTGGGCGGCTCGGGCGCGAGCCCGTTCACCCGGATGGTGCCGAGCGCCGCACGGTCGATCTGGCGCTGGTGCGCCTCACCCGTGCGCTGCGTCGCCTCGGCCGCGGCGATCTCGGTGGATAGGGTGTCGTGACGCGTCACGAGCTCGTCGTGGCGCGTCCACTCTTCGGCGCTGAGCGCTCGGTTCTCGTCCTCGCGCGCGGTGCGCAAGATGTCGTCGATCTCGCTCAGGACCCGGCCACGATCGTCACGGAGATCCTGCACGGTCGTCGCCGGAGCGTCGGGCGGAGCCGGAGCGTCGGGCGGAGCCCCACCGGCGATGGGGAAGATCGGTCTGCCGTCTCGACGGAAGCCGAGCACAGGTCGGGCCCGGGCCTTGCGAGCGCGGAACCGGCCCACGATGGGTGCGCTGATACGCACTGATGCCACCTCCTGGTGTCGATGTTGGCTCAGGCGCTCATGCGCCTGCGCTGCGCCTGCTCGATGAGCAAGCGCTCGAGTGACGGCCCTTCCTCCGGTGGCGTACCGGCCGGCGTTGGGGTGTCACCACCTGCAGCCGGCCCCGTCGCCGAGGTGCTCGAGGCGGCCTCAGGCGGGGTGGACTGCAGACGTTGGATGAGGAGCTCACGCTCCTTGGGACTCAGCTGGTCCAGGCGCGCGATGATGGACTCGGCGCGGACCTGCTCGATCGTCGCTTCGGGATAGGCCGGGAAGGTGCACGGCCCGTACTCCTTGAGCGCGATGGTGGTGAACTCGACCAGGTCGAGGTCGTCTTCGGACTTGCGCGGTGTGAGCTTCGCGTCGAGGACCTCGCCCCTGAAGCTCTGACCACGGATCGACCCGTTGTTGATGAGCTCGATGATCTCATCGGCCAGAGGCGTCGCTGCGTAGCGGGTCACCGTCCACAGGCCCTTCGCGTCGGCCTTGAGCTCCAGGGGCGTGCCGAGCGGCATCGCGTAGCGCTCAGCCGGGTTGTGGAAGATGTCCATCCCGTGGTTGAACAGCACCTGGAAGTCGAGCCCGCGCTCACGAACCGTCTTGTCGAACGCCGAGCGGCCGATCTGCTCGAGGTGTGGGCCGAACGCGTCCTCGAACGGGTCGGGGTCGACGAAGTAGAACCCGTCGACCTCGAGGGAGACCCCGAACACCGCGGCGTAGGCCTCGACGGTACGGCCCGTCCCGTCGGAACGAACCGCGATGTGCTCGAGCGGGACGGAGCGCGTGAAAACGTGCGGCCGTGTGAGCGTCTTCTCAGGTGGCATCTGCGCCCTCCGGGTTGCTCGTCGTGGGCTCGTCGCCGACTCGGCCCATGTTCAGCGGCGCCGGCACGAAGTCCAGACCTGCGATCTCGGGCAGGTTCTCCAGGCGCCGCGGCTCGCTCGGCGTCATCCACGGGTGAGCGCCGAGTGCCAGGCTGTAGCCCTCGTAGCGAGCCTTCGTGTCACCGCGGAGCAGCCCCTCGAGCTGGATCTCGACGAACGTCCGGGGTGCGACGAGGTCCGGGTCGAAGTTGATCCATTCCTCGAACCGCTCGGCCCACGGACGGATCGAATCCATTACCGACTCGATCGACTGGTGCTCGATGTTCGTATACGTGGCGTGCTCGAGGTCGTAGAGCTTGTGCGGCACGATCCGCAAGAGCCGGGCCACCTCGATCACCCCGAACTTCCGCGCCGTGAGCAGCTGTGCGTCCTCGGCCTTGATCGAGATCGGCGTGTATGTGGCGCCATGGGACAAAACGCCGATCCGGTCCCGGTTCTTCAGGCCGCGGTGGAACCGCTCCCACTCGTCCTTCAGGGTGTCGGCCTCACCCTCGTCCATCTCCTGGGGGACCGACACGATGCCAGCAGGGTGCGAGGCGTTCGCGTAGTAGCTCTCGGCCGCCTCGTCGGTCGCCGCCACGATCCCGAGCGTCTTCGCGTGATTGCGGATCGGGTCGAGCCCGAAGGATCCGTCCGTCGACAGACCGGGGATGTGGAAGATCTCCCGCGTCGTGAACGGCTGCTCCGATCCGTCGGCCATCTTGACGCCGAACATCTTGAACCCGTCAGTGCTCAGGCCGTACCGGACGGCGTCCGGGTGGAGCCGCCGAAGCCTCACGATCCGGTTGTTCTCGTCGCCGACCTTCCACGAGAACGCGTTGCCTCTGTGCAGCAGCGAGTACATAGCGAACTCGACCCAGCCTGCCCAGGGGAGCTCGTCCGCGAGGCGCGTCTTGCTCTCCGGTCGCGTCATCCAGGGTCGGTCAGCGACCCTCTCACGCTTGGGGTTGGTGAGCGACCCGGCATCTTTGAACGTGTGGATCGGTAAGAAGGCGAGGGACTCCGCCAGGTAGCGCACACCCGAGTACCAGGCGCTGATCGCGAGAGCTCGTCGATCCGTGATCGAGATGCCCGTGCGCGAGACCTCACCCTGATTCTTCGCGATCAGCGCGCCGAACTCCTCGAGCGTGATCGGGTCCGAGCGCATCGCCTCGTGACGCGCGCTCACCCGATCGACGATCCGGGCCATCAGCTACCGGGCTTCCGGCGACCGTCGGTGAACCCGACCGCGGTGGCTGCCCACACCCACGAGGCCACGAAGATCACCCCGCCCGCCATCCACCCGAGGAGGTAGAAAGGGAGCGCCAGGACCATCTTGACGGCTTCGGCAGGTGAGATCTTTCGCCTCCGGGCTGCGATCCGCTCGGGCAGGCTCATCCGTCACCTCCGATGACCATCGCGATCGCGCGCTTGGGTTTGGTGCCGGCGTGCCACATCGCCCGGTCATACGCCATGACCGCAGCTACCGCGAGGTCGATCTTGCGCGGCGAGTCGCGGTGCTCCTTGGTGATGTAGGCCCCGTCGCGCGTCTCCTTCACCACGGCGTTGTGCAGGTGCCGCGAGAGCGCGGGGTGGCCGTCGTGTGAGAGTCCTTCACCGGTTACGACTGCGCCGTAGAAGCGCGCGCACGCCGGTGCCATCCGTTTCGGCGTCGACGTCGGGAACTCCACCACCGCGGAGCCGTAGCGGTCCACCCACTCACCGATCTCGTTCGTCCATCGGTGAGGGTCACACGCCATCTCGAGGATCTTGAACCGCTGGAACGCCCGGTTCACCCACGCGTCGACCTCGTGGCGGGGAACGACCCAGTCCTGCAACGCGTTCTCGGGCCGCTCCCAGACACCGAGCACCTCGAGGTGCCCGTCGAGCGTGCACCCGATCAACGCGCTCGCGTCCCGGCTGTACGATCCGTCGAAGCCCAGCACGACCGGCTCACCGTCTTGCAGCTGGCGGTCGACGCAGAGCTCGGCCCACTTCCCCGCCGGGAGCCACGAGCCCTTGGGTCGAACGAACTGGCCGAGGTGGTAGCGGCGGAACTCATGCTCGGCGATCTGGTCGATCTCGTAGCGGGCGGCGACGCGCTCGATACCGATCCACGGGGCCGGGGGTGTCGCCTGCCTGATCGCCTGACGGAGCTGCACCGGGTCGTTGATGTCCCAATGCTCGTCTGCCGCGTAGCGCACGTATAGGAACGTCGGGTCGACGATCTCGCCGCTCGCAACCTTCTCGCCGTAGGCGACGAGCTTGCCGAGGAGCGAGTCGGGCTGCGCGTCATCAGGTGTCGAGATGTTGAGCTCGAGACCCTCCGCGCGCTTGGTCAGCGAGTTGCCGATGACCAGGTGGACGCGGGCCTTCGCACCCTTCCACTCATGGAGCTCGTCGGCACCGAACGCGGTTGGGCGACCTCCGTCCTTGGTCCCCGCCTCGGCCGCGATCCGGAACAGGCGACCGGGACGCTCCTTCAGCCGGATCTCGGTCGAGAGCGCCTCCACGTAGGGGCGCAGTCCCGAGTCGACATGACCGGCCATGATGTAGGCGGCGCCGAATAGCTCCTTCGCCTGGTCGAACGACGCGGCGGCGATGGGTATGTTCGGCGATCGGCGAACCGTCGGTCGCCCCCGGTCGCCGAGTGTGGAGGGGCCCGCAAGCTCCGCGAGACCGACCGCCGCGATCAGTTCAGTCTTGCCCCAGCCTTTCGGGCCGACGAAGAGGCCGCGCCGCACGATCCGCCGGTGCGTGACGGCATCTACCAGATAGAGCCGGCGCAGCAGGAACCGCTGGAACGGCTCGAGCCGGAACGGCTGCCCGATGTAGTCGCCTTCGCCGTGGACGAGGTGACGCTCGATCCAGTCGCACGCGGTGGACCCCAGGTCGACGTATCTACCCTGGGGGGGCGGCGAGATCGCTGCTGGTCCTACCCTCGGCGGCGGCGAAGTCGATGACCTGCGGGGGCCTGGCTTGCGCGGCTGCGTCTTCGACTTCGTCACCGATCAGATCCTCGAGTCGCTTCATGCCCTCCTCGATCTTCAGACCGAGGGAGAGGCGAGCCTTGAGGTTCAGACCGAACCGGTCCTCGAGGGCGCGGATGTCGGTCTGGAGATCCTCCACATACCGGATCAGCGGGTTCAGCACAGGCTGTCCCTTCGACCCAGGCACGAGCCGGTTCGACACGCGCAGCTGCCGCTCGTTCCCGTCGGAGTCCGTGATCGTCTCGACGCGGCTGCGGCGGATCGCACGCTGGGCGCGCTCCCGTTCGTCGTAGAGCAGGGCGAGCTGTGTGAGCGACGTGATGTCGGTCAGCTTCACCATCCGCGAGAGCTCTGAGGACCAGTAGGTGACCCACCAGTCGCGCGTCGCCGTGAGGATGCCTGGGGGCGGAGACGGCACCGCAGCGGCGACCGGGCCGACGAGACGAGCGTCCATCGGTTTCGGCTTCTTGGGACGGATCCTCTGAGAGGCCGGCTTCTTCGTCGGACCGGGCATCTTGGGGAAAAACCGGACCTCCTTAGGGAAACGCTAGGCCATCCTCCGCAGCGTGCGAGTCGAGGGCGAAGCGGGGTTCAGGGCCTCAGCCCTTCGTGATTCTGCCCCCCTACCCTCCTAACCGTGCTCCCTTCGCTGAGTTACAGCGTCGGCAGAGCACGACAGGCTCCTGGTCTCGGCTACCGCCGCGCGACAGCGGCACCGGATGATCGCCGGTGAGATCGGCCGCCGCGCCGCACCTCGTGCACCACGGCTGCCGCTCGATAGCCGCGTTCACCCGCTCGTGCCATGACCAGTCGTATCCACGTTCAGTTGAGCTCGGGCGATGGCGCTCGCGAGGTGGAGGGTCGTGCTCGACGCAGTAGCTCCCCATCACGGGGATGCCGCAGGCCAGGCACGGGCGCCGCGCGATCCGCGAGGTGCGCATTCAGCCAAGCTGCTCGGTGAACAGCGCCACGAGGTGGCGACCCTCGGGGTAAGTCTGGATGGCGCCACCGCTGAACGTCACCTCCCACTCGTAATGGAAGGTGCCCGCTGTGGCGACCTGTGCGGCGGAGGGCGTGAAGCTCACCTTCCCGCGGGTACCGTCGGACCCGTCACCCACTTGGCTGTTGGTGGCCGCTGCCGCGATCTGAACGAGCCTCGAGCCCTTCCGCCGCATCAGGAACCTGATCGTCGCGCTCGCGATGTTCACGGTCGCTCCGGTGCCGTCAAGCAGCGTGCCTGTGATGGCGGTCGTGTCTCCGGTCTTTCGGACGAGGTCAGCCATCACCCACCTGCTCACACCCCCACACCGGCACCTACCGGTGTCTTCACGCGCGCACCATCAGGCGCCGAAGCCCCCGACCCCCTGACCCCTGCGACCGAGGTCGGACCAGCGACTGGGACACCGACGATACCCACGAGCACCGACGGCGCCGGTATCGACACCAAGGCCGCGACGGTGGCAGGACTCGCTGCTGCGGCACCGAGCACCGTCGGCGCCGGCACGGCCGCGATGTTCGCGACCGTTGAGGGCGTGGCGGTGGCGCTGCCGGCGACGATCACCGTCGGAGCAGGAACCGCCGCGATGGCCGCAACCGTGGAGGGACCCACGATCGCGCCTGCCATCACGGTAGGTGCCGGCACCGATGCAGCGCCGGCGACCGTCGCCGGTGAGGCTATGGCACCCGCGACGGTGGTCGGCCCCGGCACGGCCGCGGTGGCGGCAACGGACGCCGGTGCTGCGATCGCCGTCGCGGCCGTGGTCGGTGCAGGGACGCTCGCGGCCGCAGCGACGGTGGCGGGGGTCGAGCGCGTGTCCGGGATGGCCGTGGCGGCTGGCACTGCCGCAACTGCAGCAACGGTGGCGGGCGCTGTGATCGCCGCTGCGAGAACGGACGGGGCCGGCACCGATGCAGCCGCAGCGACGGTCGCCGGCGTGGTGATCGCGGTTGCACCGATGGTGGGACTCGGGACCGATGCGATCGCGCCCACGGTCGCGGGGGTGGGACGAGTGTCCGGGATCGCGGTCGCCGCTGGAACGGCGCCGATCGCCGCCACCGTCGCGGGCGTTGCGACGGCGTTGGCCTGGACCGTCGGTGCGAGGACAGACGCGGTCGCCGCAACCGTCACGGGTGTAGCGGTGGCATCGCCTCCGGCCCCCGCCTGTAGCTGCGCCCCGCCGGGTAGGAGCGGCCCGTAGATGTGGGCGTAGCTCACTGGCTACCCCCTACGCGACCTTGCGGACGCTCGCGGTGATGAGGCGATCCGTGCCTGTGATCTTCTGGAGGGTGAAGTCCCAGCCGTGGAGCAAGATGAAGCTCGGGCTCGCCCAGTCGTCGTCCGCCCCTTGCGCGTTGGTGAAGTCCTGGCGGAAGAAAGCTCGCTGCGTGTCGGCGCTCTGTACCTTCTCGTAGGCCCGAAACGCGAACACGTCACCGTCGGCAAGTGCATTCAGATCCAGGAACACCTGGTAGATGCCGTCGTCGGTGTTCACGTCCGGGCCCGCGGTGTCGGTGGTCAGGCTCCACTCGGTGGTCGTGATCGTTTCGCTCACTGCGAACGGTTCGGTGATTGCCATCGCCTATGCCGCCCTCTCCGTCCTCACGCAACCCCGTAGATCCCGAAGTCCTTCGCCTCGGCGGACGTGAGCGCCTGCGCGCGGAGCTGCAACGTCGTACCCGCCGGAATGTGCGTATAACGCCCGATCTGCCCGTGACCAGGGCCGGCGGTTTCGGTCGTGTAGGCGTAGAACAGCCACTCATCGAGCCCAACGAGGGCCACCCCGCCGACGCCCAGGTCTGCCGCGATCACGTCGCTAAGCATCGTCACATCGACGTTGCCGCCGATCATGGGCACGGCGTAGCCCCAGTCGTACACCGTCGCCGAGCCGATCGTGGTGAAGCTTCCCTCCGAAGCCGTGCCAGGCGTGACGGCCGTTCCCTGTGACGAAGTCCCGGCGGCACCGAGGCCAACGCCCTCGACACGACTGCCCGTCCAGTGGTCCCCACCACCGAGCAGCTCGATCATGCAAGTAACGGCAGTGGAGGTGCGAACAGAGCGGTGACGCGCCGAAAGCCTCGTGCTAGCGGGGATGCGGAGCGGGAACCCATACGTCTTGTTGTTCAGCCCCTGTCCGTCGAATACATTCGCCCACCCAGCGAGCAGGTCCGGGATGAGTATCTGTTCCGCCGCGGCGGCCCCCGCATAGATCGTGACGATGGAGTCCGTGTCGGTCGCCGTCGCGAAGTTGCTGTGGAACAGGATGTTAACCCAGTCCGTGGAGAACGCCGTGGACGCGATCAACTCGGTGAAGGTCGCCGGGTAGTTGTGTGCGGTCGCGGCCGACGTGAGGACGGTTCCCCAGCTGGTGGCGGGCTGGCCCGAGAAATTAGCCTCGCGCCGCGTCCCGCGCTGCTTCGGCAGCAGGAGTGGCATCAGGCTTCACGCTCCATCAGAACATCCCCAACGAAGCGCCACCGATGCCCTACCAAACACGAAATCGTCTGATCGATGAAGAGATGCAGATGCCCTCCGACTATGCCATCCCGTTCGACATCCCCTGTCTCTGTGTAGACAGCCAAAGCTAGAGGAAGGTCGTCTATAGGACAGATGAACTCCCCAACTGCCATCACACGCTCCCCGCTGTCTCGGTCAGCCAGCCGTTCACCAGCAGGGGCGGCATCGCTCTATGGCGTCAGGTCGATCGTGAACACGCCGAGGGAGTTGAACTGGATCGTGAACGTCCCTGCCGTCGATGTGAAGTCTGACCCGAAGGTCACCGCGACGATCAGGTTGTTGCCCGCGAGCGCGTCTGCGTACAAGATCGCACCGCGTGCCGTGACCGAGGTCGGCGAGGCCCAGACCTGGTCGGCCATGTCGTACATCAGGGTCCCGGCGGGCGACTCCGTCGTGGTCGGTGACACGATGGTCTGGCCGCCCGCGGTGTAGCCGGCGCCGGCGACCTCGTTGGTCACGGAATACGCGACGTCGACGGAGAAGTCCGGGGTGAGGGTGTTGGTGTACATCGCCCACTTGTGCGAGGTGAGCGAGGTGTCGATGGCGAGCTGCGTGGCGTCGAGGACGTCGATGAAGTTGTCAACGTAGAGCCCCGAGACCGTGAACGCGCCGCCCGCGATGACGGGGCGCCGACCGCGGCGCATGGCCTCCAGACCGAACTCTGAGTCGCGCCGGACGATGCGGCGGCCGTCGGGCCAGACGATCCCACCGTCTGGCACGAACAACGTGGCACGCCGCGCGAGGGCCAAGGCGTCGACATGATCGTCCCAGTGCTCGGTCAGTGCGCCGCCGAGCTGGCCGTCGCGGTCATCGAGCACGGCGAGGCTGCGGGTGCTACCCCTGTGCCTTAGGTAGTTCATAGGTGAGCTCCGGCCTTCAGCGCCACTGTGCCCACCGCGGGTGCGGCGTCACCAGGACCGGTCGGGACACGGTAGGTGTCGCGGAGGCTGCTCCGCGCCGCGACGACGTCCTTGCACGCCTGCTTGTAGCGCGCGATCGTCTTGGGTGTGCGGCTCGCGTGCAGCGCGTCGCGTGCAACCTCCAGGGTCTCGCAGAGCTTCGCCAGCGCAAGCTCTGCCTCGAGTCGATCGACGTCGCTCATCGGTCCTGGTCCTTCCCTGGGTCTTCGGCGAGTGAGCAGCTCTGCACGATCGCTGCGCGCGGGATGTGGGTCACGGCGCGCCAGGTCCCGTCGGGGAGCTGCTCGGCGGCGATGGAAACGAACAGTGGGGTCGCGGCGACGACCCAACCCACGGTCTGCACGAGGTGGTCAGCCGGTGGCGCCGCGGCGTCATCGGAGCTGAACTCGAAGTGAGCGTCGCGCCAGGTCAGCTTCACCACCCGCGACCCCCTGGCAGACTCGGGATGCGAAAGAGGCGCGACCCCGTTTCGGGGACACGCCTCCTAGATTCGCGAAATATGGCAGAGAGCCGGGGGTGGGTCAAGCACCCTCAGCGCAACGGGCGGGGGAGCCACATGGCGATCTGGACGCGGCTGAGCTGTCGGGCTGCGGCTTCGGTGAAGGTCATCGGTCCTCCCGTTCAGGGGGTGGGCGGAGGCCTTCGCGAGCCATTTCGGCGGACACGCACGTTCGACAGTGCTGCGCGGCTATCTCGCGTAGGGCCTCGCGCATCTTCACGTTCCAAGGGTCCAGCGCTTGAGCCTCCACTCTGCGGCGGTCCTCGGTTGCGATCTCACCGACGGGGCCTGCGCCTCTCTCTCGGAGTTGTTCACGGAGGGAGGCGCCGTCGGCCTCGCTTTGTCTGTCGCCCAACAGCGTCACGGGGTCTTGGGGATGCTCCCTCCCCGTCCTCCCAAGGACGCCCCCGACTTCCTCACGAACACGCGACGACGATCCCGGGTCGTTCATCACTCAGTCCTCCCGTTCAGGGGGGTGTGCCAGGGGTCGGGGCATCTTTGCTGCGGCCACGCCTCCATCGCGCAGGGGTAGGCGTGTCCATCGGGAAGCACGCACGACGGAGCGCGGCGACATTGACGGACGTTGCTCGTGCACGTCGGGCACCGTTCATGACGCATGAACGTCCGCCAGACAAGGTCGAGGGGTCGGGCTTTGCCGGTACGGCGCCGGTATGCCGCGCACGCCTGGCACTCCCCGCGGCGCACGGCAGGCCACCAGTCGCAGTTGGTGCAAGGCGCCGGGAGTCGCGCGTGGCGGGTGGCGGAGCTCGGACTCAACCTGAGACACCACCCTCGATCATGCGGCGAAGCCACCGACCGTATAGCGGTATCCGTAGCAGTTCCTCGACGATCATCACGCGGCCGAGGCGATGGATGGCGCGGTTGAGTTCGAACAGCGCGTCCCGCGTGGTCGGCTCGAGCGGACCTTCCCGATCACAGACCTCGCACGGCGGCCACCGCAAGGGCATCATCAGGCCATCATCCCTCACCGAAGCCGGAGCCACGATCGGTGCGGCGCCCCTGCGCCGCGCGGGCCTCGGCCAGGTCGGCGTCTGAGGCCGTGCGCGGGAACCGCGCTTCGGGGCGCTCGCGGGGCTCGAGGCGCTCGAGCGCTCCCGCCAGCCGCCGCTCGATCTCGCGGAGCTGGTCGGAGACGCCACGCAGATCCCGGTCGGCACGGCGGAGCGCCGCCCGCATGGCACCGCGTGAGGTCGCGAGCTCGCCTGTCGGGTCGGTGGGAGCGCCGGTCGCGACCTTGGCCTCCTCGCGCACGACCCGGTCGTAGGCTGCGCGGTAGACCCACTCGTACTCGGTCGCGATCACCGTCACGAGAGCCCGGACATCCGCCACGCGGGTACGCAGCTGCTGGGGCCTCGGCGCGCTCATCGACCTTCGCCACCAGCGGACGCCGCAGCGACACGCCGCCCGATCCACTCGGCGACCGGTACCGTGACGGCATCGCCGATGGCCCGGTAGCGCGGCGAGTCGGGTTTCGGATCATGCGTGGTGCGCGAGATCGCGAGGGACTCGAGGATGCTGGCATCGGTCATGCGGTCGACCACGCTCCCCAGCCCGAGGCCCTCACCATCTTGGCGGCTGCGATCGCGTTGGCGTGCGGATTGAACGCCGAGAGCTCTGGCCACTTGTCACGGCGGTACCAGTCGCGCTCGAGGTAGGCCTCGACGCGGCCAGGCCAATACCGGCCCAGGTGCTGGAACAGGCCCCGGCAATCGGTCGCGCGGTTGTAGGCCCACGGGTACAGGCTCGACTCACGCTCGGCGATCACGACGGCGAACGAGGCCTCGGCGGGGGCGAAGCGGTCGAAGATGCAGCGGATCAGCCGGCGCATCCGCCGCTGGCGGACCGCGACCGGGGTGTCGTGGGTGAGGGTCTCGCCGTAGCGCCAGCCGTCGCACGGACCCGACCACTGCCAGGCCGCCTGAGCTGGTGGACTCACCGTGAGCGATCCGATCGTGAGCAAGCTCGAACACAAGATCAGGGTGATGATGCGTCGCAGTGTTGTCACCTCCGTCGGTCGTGGCCCGGCCCCACGGGCGGGGCCAGGCTGCGTGCCGTGCGGTCGGTCAGTCTTTGGCGATCACCCCCGGCAATAAATCGGCGCCGCAGCCACCGCAGCGCGTTCGTCCCCAGGAGACCCACGCCGGGTCGAGCGGAGCGCCGCAGAGCTGGCACGTGTCCGTCGGGCGGTGCGGCATCGGGAACTCGATGACCGTCACGGCGCCGTCGCCTCCCGGATCACCGCGAGCAGCTGGAGCTTCGCCGCCTCACGCTGGAGGTCGGTCGCCGACATCTCCGCGACGTCACCGACGAAGTTGTACGTGCTCGTGATGAGCTCGTCGAGCCAAGCTATGGAGAACTCCGTGAGCACGCCTGGCACTCCCCGCGGCGCACGGCAGGCCACCAGCCGCAGCTGTTGCACCGCGGTGGACGTCGGGTGGCGCGCATCACGCCCCCCCGTAGCAGCCTTCACCACGGGCGATCCCGCGCCGGCTCACGATGCAGCCCGAGTGTGACCGCCTGCCCATCAGCCCAGGAGTCGACGTCGGCTCGCCGGTACCGAGTGTGCCGCCCGATCCTGAGATATCGCGGGCCCTGGTCCTTGCTGGCCCAGACGGCCAGGGTCTTCGCTGGAACGTTCAGGTAGGCGGCGACCTCAACGCGGCTTAGAAGGCGATCGGCCGGTCCTGGTACCGCTGCGAGATCCGATGCTTCGATCTTGGCGGTCACTGCGGGTGTCACCGTCGACGCTGGGCGCGGTTTCGGCGCCGGGTCGCCCGTCGCCTTCTTCGAGCGCCCATGGCCCCGCGCCAGATGCACAGCCCGAGCGTGCACGCTCACGAAGCTGCGATCGCAGCCCTCGACCAGACACGGATACGTACCGGTACCTTCCATGGTGGAGTCCTCCTGGCCACCCGGGCGGTGGCCCATGTCTTCGTGCGCAGCACGCTTGGCGCTGGTCGCGAACGCCTCGTGGCACCCAGGCTGCCTGCACCGCCACGCGTTCCCGACGGTGCCCGGCTCGACCGCGTGGACGTCGATGACGTGTCTGCTAGGACGCGCGTCGACGCGAACTCCCGGTCGCAGTTCGGCATCACGCAGGGGTAGACCTCGCTCACCCCGGTCCCCACAATCATGCCGCTCCCAGTCGCGTGTAGATGCGTATGGAGACCCCGGGCGCCTCTGCGAATGCCTTGTCGGCGACGACGCGGACGATCCTGCCGTCGTCGGCGAGGAGACCGCCCATGACTGCGCGACCGGGTCACCCGACACCCACAACTCGTGCAGCAGCATGCCGCCGGAAAGCACTGGCCACGTGCTGACGTTCACGGGTGAGTCATCCCTCCTCGAACGATAGGAGCGAGAACCGCCCCCAGCCCATCTTGCGCGACGCGCCGATCCCGACCCATTCGCCCGCGTACACCAGCGCCGAGCGGAGCACTTCCGGACGCACCATCTCGGGGTTCGGGTCGAGGGTGCCGCTCGCGAGTACCTTGTCCGTCGCGGGAACCTCGGCAGGCGGCTCCGCGCCGACGTAACGGTTGACCCGCAGACCGCGCTGGTTCGAGAGCTTCGCTCCGGTGCCCGCGGACACCACCGCGAACCGCCGCCATTCGAGCGCCGCTTCCGCAGAGATGTCCGTGGTCCAGCCCGACGCCCGAAGGACGGTCCTGACGAGATCGGGGGGACAGGGGCGCCCAGCGGCACGGATCGTGTCGCACGTCGCCACGAGCATCGCATCGACGTTCGCCTTCGGGATCACGACCCGGCCGTCGGGGTCTGTGTGGAACGGCCGCTCGGCGAGGCGGACGAGGTTGTCGTAGTCGCCCAGGGTCATGCTTATGGTCTTGAGATGTTCTTCCAGCGCTTTGCGGCGGTTGGCCGAGGACCGGGCACGGTTCATGCCCGACTCCTTCTGGATGTTGATCAGTTGCTCCATCTCCGGCCAGTAGGGGTGGGCGATGTAGGAGTGCAGGTGGATCTGTAGTTCGATGCTCATCACTGTGCTCCTTTCGGCGGCGTTGGCGTGGGCGCTGGCGTCGGCGTCGGCGAGGGCGCAGGCGTCGGCGAGGGCGTTGGCGTCGGCGTCGGCGGGGGCGTTGGCGTCGGCGTCGGCGCAGGCACAGGCGAGGGCGGAGGCGCCGGCGTCGGCGGAGGCGTCGGCGGCGTGGTCGCTCTCACGCGTACTCCCTGCGGCGCCAGCTCGAGGGGGAACTATAAAGTTGACACACGTAGCCTCCACGTGTAAACTCAGGGTCATGGCAGCGACCAAGACCACCCGCCGCAACGACCCGAAGCGCCAGCGCTCGTCCGAGTCGCGCTACTCGCTGATGGAGTTCGAGGCCGAGTTCCCAGACGACTCGGCGTGCATGGACTTCTTGGTGACCAAGCTCTACCCGGAGGGCATCCATTGCCCTCGCTGCGAGCGAGTGACCAAGCACCACAGGATCAAGGCGCGGACGGCGTATTCGTGCCAGTTCTGCGGCCACCATGAGTACCCGCTGAAGGGCACGATCTTCGAGGGATCGTCCACGTCGCTGCGGCTGTGGTTCTACGCGATGTATCTGATGGCCAGCACTCGATGCGGCATCTCCGCGAAGCAGTTGGAGCGCGAGGTCGGGGTCTCCTACCCGACCGCTTGGCGCATGTTCCGGCAGATCCGCTCGATGCTCACGCAGGACGGCAACCCGCTCTCGGGGACGGTCGAGATGGACGAGACCTTCATCGGTGGGAAGCCTCGCGCGGGAGACATCCGCACCCGCAAGGACATCCGAACCTTCACCGAGAACAAAGCCAAGGTGCTCGGAGCCGTCGAGCGCGGCGGGCGCGTGCATGCGCAGGTCGTACCTAGCAGGAAGGCTTCCACCATCGTGCCGATCGCCAAGGCCCGGGTGCTGCCCGCGTCCACGATCTACACCGACGAGCTGAAGTCCTACCGCCAGCTCGGGCGCGAGGGCTACACGCACCAGCGGATCAACCACTCCGAGCGGGTGTACGTCCATGGCGACGTCCACACCCAGACCATCGAAGGATTCTGGGCACTGCTCAAGAACGGCCTCACCGGGGTCTACCACTCGGTCTCGACCGAGTACCTTCAGTCCTACCTGGACGAGTACGCGTTCCGCTACAACAACCGGGCGATCACGGGTCGTCGCGGGATGTTCGACGCTTTCCTTTCGAGGATCGAGAAGGCTTCCCCGCAGACCGCTTCTTAGCAGCCTTGTCGAACACGTCGAACACGTCGGAGCGCTTAGGAACGGGTATCTCGTACCCCTGTTCCGTGCGCTGCGTGTCGCGCTTGCCATTCTTCTTCGGCATGACGTCTCCATTCTAAGCATGAGTGATCCCGCCCACTACGACGCCTCGTGGCGTCTCAAACTCGACCGGGCGCAGGAGCATCTCCGTGACTTCCAAGACGAACTGTGGAGGTACATCGACCGCGAGCCTTATGAGGCCCTTCTGCGGCAGGAGAGCAAGGCGAAGCCTGGCAGGCTGCGGGCCTACCTCCGCGTCACGGAGCAGCCCCCGGCTCGCCTGGCGATCTTGGCTGGCGACGCGATCCACAACACCCGCTCGTCCCTCGATCATCTGGCCGCGTCCATCGTGCCGAGCAAGAGGAGAAGCAAGGCCTTCTTCCCGATCGTGGGGGTCCCTCGTCCGGGGAAGATTCGTGGTGAGCCGACGCCCCGCGAACGTCAAGACCTCGAAACATGGGAGCGTTTCGACAGCGCGACCAAGGGCATGCCCGAAGAAGCGGTCACAGCAATCACGGACCTGCAACCGTTCAATCACGGCCCGGCCGCCGCACAAGGACACGTCTTGAGCGTCATCAATCGGTTGGACAACGCGGACAAACATCGGCAGCTCCTCGTCATGGTTCCCGGTCTCACCAACGCCAACACGCAGATAGGCACGAGCGAGATGTCCGTCGGGACCCACCGATTCGCCCAGTTCGTGCAGGACGGCGCAATACTCACGGGGACCTCCTGGCTCGATGGCACCAAGCCACCGGAACTCGAAGTGCACGTGAAGGTGAGCGGTCGCATCGAGGTAGCCCTTGAAGTTCGAGGGACCGGGGAACACATAGCTGTCACAAGCATGGAGAGCTTCGTCGGGTACATCCGAAAGACGGTGCTTCCCGAGCTGGAACCGTTCGCGAAGCCATAACACCTAGCCCACCCCCCAGATAGGAGCGGCGCGATGCTTGACCCGATCTACATCGCTGAACTTGCCCGCGACGGGTACATAGAAGGCCAGACGTTCACGAAGAAACGCATCATGGGTCCGGCCGTCCTGTTCCCGGAAGAGATGGAGGTGCGCCGAGGGGGCGCGCACGGCAGCGTGAAGGGCGCGTTGTGGCTGTTGCCCAGCGCCGCGCTCATCCAAGGCGCAATCAGCGTGAAGGGCTGCACCTTCGTTGACTGCACGTTCGAAAACATCGGCTGGGCAGCCGCGGACTTGGCCAACCTGGAGAGTCAGGTGGGCTGGATGTTCGATGGCGACGACACACGGCCTCAAGTGTGGTCACCCCACAACAACTGACCCTTGGCGCGACTCACCCGGATAGCGGTACACCCATCGTGAATCGGCGGGGCAAGCGGCTCATGCTCCGAGGCTATACGTGTAGCCACTTTATAGTTCCCGCTCGAGGCGTGAGGGCACGTCGCGAAGTGGGAGCGGTGCAGGTCCATCCCCACAGGCCCGCCGGGGGCCTGCCAGACCCGGATGAGCTGGTCGCCACGGTCGGAGAAACCGAGCATCTCGACGCGGCCGCCGGGATCGATCTCGGCGTTGACGGGCATCGACTTGCCCGCTTCGGTCCGGCACCACACGATCGCGTGACCGCAGTTCCGGCATCGGCTCACGCGGCCTCCTTCGTGGCTTCCCGGAACCGCAGGCGCACCGGGTCGAACACGAGCGGCACCATCCCCGTCGGTCCGTGCCGGTTCTTCGCGACGATCATCTCCGCGGTGTAGGAGGCCTTGTCCACGTCACGGTGGATGAGCATCACGACGTCGCCGTCTTGTTCCAGCGCGCCCGATTCCCGCAGGTCCGCGAGGCGCGGGCGTAGGTCGGGGCGCTTCGTCGACTCACGGTTCAGCTGCGACAGCGCGAGGACGGGCACGTGCAGCTCCTGTGCCAACAGCTTGAGCGAGCGCGACACGCCGGCGAGCTGCGTGGCACGCGTCTCGTCGGCGAGCGTCGCCGGGGTCGGCAACAGCTGCAGGTAGTCGACCACTACGAGGCGGAGGTCTCGGGCCGCGAGGTCTCGGGCCGTCGTCATCACCTGCGCGATGGACGTCGCCGCGCCGACGAAGTGAAGCGGCCACCCCTGGACGACATCTTCGCCGAGAGCTGCGATCAGGCCGCCCGTGTGCTCGGCTGAGCCCGGTCGGCCCACCAGACCCGTGCGATCGGTCACCAGACGCGTGATCACCTCGCGCCCGGTCATCTCGAGCGAGACGAACAGCACGGGGTTGCCCACGTCCAGCGCCAGGCGTGCCCAGTTGCCCGCGATCGCGGACTTGCCGACCGAGGTCCGTGCGCCGAGCACGTAAAGGCGCCCCGGCATCATCCCGCCTCCGAGGGCGCGATCGAGCCCGGCAAGGTGCGTCGGGACCGCACCGAGACGGGCGTCGTCCTCGAGGCCTCGGAGCGTCTCGTCGACGAGCTCGGCGAGCGTCATCTCTGCGCGGGGGAGCTCGGCGCCTGCGTCACGAAGCAGCGCCTGGGCACGCGCGATGACCTCCGAGGGGTCGTCGAGCTCGGACAGCTCGTGCAGGTCGGTCCCGAGGCGCCGGACGCGGCGGAGCATCGCGAGGGAGCGGAGGTGCGTCGCGTGGCCCGGCGCGGCGCCGGCGATGCCCAGCTCGTGACGGTGCGAGAGCAGGTCCACGGCGGCGTCGGTATGGCCGGCGCGGCGGAGTTCGCGCGCGACGAGCACGGGGTCGGCCACGTCACCGCGCGCCGTCGTGGACTCGACCACAGCGAGAGCGGCGGACGCCGCGGCGTCGGAGAGATCGTCGGGGCGGACGCGGTTGAGCACATGGCCCACCACCGAGGGATCGGTGCAGCACGCGAGCACGACGCCCCACTCGAGCCCGCTGTCGGCCAGCGGCTTCACGCGGGCGTCCATTCGTCGAGCGGGCGCATGTACGCCGGGAGGTCGGCCACGTTCGTCGCCTGGGAGGTCTCGTCGCCCCACAGGCGGCGGAGATCGGGGAGGTTCGTCGCGAACGAGATGACGCCCGAGGACGCGCGCCGGCGGATCGAGTCGTCGCGGTGTCGCGCCGCCCACCCGTGCAACCGGCGAAGCTCTTCGGGCTCCGCGTCGGCGAGACGAGCGAGCTTCACCGCGCGGTTGCGCCGCCCCCGGTCGGGGTGCGGCGCCGGCGGTGGCTCGCCGTAGAGGTCGACGAGCACGTCCCAGATCTCGTCGGGCTGACGGGCATGAGATGCACTAGGGGACGTGGTGACCGGTGGTCGCACTGAAGTTCCGTCAGGAACTTCAGAACCAACTTCAAGAACCACTTCCGTGAGGTCACCATGGCCTGTCCGTCTACCGGACGTGGTGACCGGTGGACCAGCGGACGTGGTGACCGGTGGTGACGATGCGAGGGCCAGGATCGGCGCCAGATCGTGCACCCAGCTGGACAGCTCGCCTCCTTGGCGCCGCCGCCGCGACACCCGGTTGATCACTCCCACCTCGACGAGCACCGCAACCGCTCGCCTGACCCCGCGATACGACAAGCCCGTGTCGTGGGACAAGCGGGCGAGCGAGACGTGAGTCGCACCGTCGGAGGGGTCTGCGTAGCCGGCCATGCACACGAGGACGAGGCGCTGCGCCGAGGCGCTCACCTTCGCGCCGGCGAGCGGACGGTCGGCGAGGGTCACCTCCCACGAGGCATCCATGTAGGCGAGGGCGCGCCTGGTCACGACGCTGGACCCCCGTTCTTTTGTTTAGCCCTGACGCTCTCGCTGACGTTGGTAGCTCGGGTGGGCTTGACCGCTTGCCCGCGGTCCTCGACGCTCTGTGAGCCTCCTGTGCGCCCCAGACTCGGGATCACGCGCTGCCCGACGACACGCACGTGCCAGACGCCGTCGGTGAGCACGAGCCCGCGGCGGCGAAGCGCAGCGTCGGAGCGGCAGCGCCACCCATCGCGCCGGGACAGGTGACGGTCGTGACCGGTCACACCGCCGAACCGACGGCCGCAGTCCGAACACTCGATGGATCGGGCGCTCATCGCGAACGCAGCTCCTGATCGGACGGGAAAGGGTAGGTCTCACGCTCAAGCTCGCGGATGCGCCATCTGGCAGAACGCAGGGCCTCCTGAGCCTCGGTGGCCCGCCGGGCGACGAGCACCACGCCGAGGACGAAACCGGCTAGGCCAGCCAGCATGCAGGCGAGCACGATGAGCAGCGCCGTGATCACCGAAGCGCCCACCTCTCCAGGCGCTCGAGCGCAAGGAGCAGCAGGGTGGCGGCAGCGGGGGTGGCCAGAGCCGCGAAGCGCAGCCCCGTCATGCTTCGGCCTCGATCAGCCGGTCGACGAGCCTGAGGGCTTCGTCCCAGGCCTCGGCGGCCCGAGCGGCGGCCTCGGCGGCCGCGGAGGACCCGGCGGCCCGAGCGGCCCAGGCGGCCCAGGCGGCCCAGGCGGAGGACCCGGCGGCCCGAGCGGCCCAGGCGGCCCAGGCGGCCCAGGCGGAGGACCCGGCGGCCCCGCCGGCCTCGGCGGCGGCCCGAGCGGCCCAGGCGGCCCCGCCGGCCTCGGCGGCGGCCCGAGCGGCCCAGGCGGCCCAGGCGACGGACCCGGCGAGCTCGCCGGCCTCGGCGGCCCCAGCGGCGGCCCAGGCGGCCCGAGCGGCCCAGGCGGCCCGAGCAGCGG